AATCGCCGCACGCTATCTAAATCGGCCCAATTCAACGCCTCTCGCGAAGGGCCTGACGTGGCCTGGTTAAGAAGACTGAACTCCATAAGCAATCGGCGACCNAGCCTCCCGTTGGCCCCACTGATCGCGATTACTCGCTGGAAGCGCCCCATNCCATCACAACGGCTACGCCTATAACTGTGCCTTCGATTATGCCTATCCATCGCTGGGTTCTCGGTTGCTGAAAAAATGGTGCTTGCTCATTTAATTGATCTATTTCCACGGTAAGAAACGCCACGTTTGCTTCAAGCGCGGCGGTGTCAAGTCTGTATCTGTCTTGAAGACTAATGTTATATGTCCGAATTCCAAGCAACGTCGCCAAGTGGCTCGTTGGCACAGCAACGGCGCTGCAAGCCGCCACTTGCCCGTCTATCAGACCCTCTGGCAAAACGTCTCCCTCGTTAAGTCCGTATGACTCAACGCATTCAGCAGCAACCGGTTCAGCAGGAACTGGCATGGTTGGCGGCTCTATTGCCAATGCGACACCAATCAACAAAATCATTATTGCGATTTCTTTGATTCGTCGAAGTTTGTAAACACGTCATTCATCATATTTGCAATTTCTGTAGACGGTCGGCTGCTTGAAATCGCCCGGTCTATAGCGGCATGCTTTTCGTTTGCTTGACGGTCTATAATATCATCGGCGGTTTCTTTAAATTCAAACTCCATCTGCCTTAACGGGCCGATGTCGTCTGAAGTGATTTTACCAACCGCTTTTCGAATCCAGCCACCTATAGCCACAAGTCCCGCAGCAGCTAACGCGCCAACAATGACTTGCGGCCAGTCCATCTACTCATCTACGGGCGTGGTTTCCGGGGCTTCCGGTTCCGCATCCGGCTTCTTTGTGGCCACCTCTGCGTCTTCAGGCGCAGCCACTACGTTTTCTGGTTCTGGCTCTACATCGGGCTCGTTTGCCATTACTGCCGGATCATCACAGCGACAGCAGCTTGGAATAATGGTGGCAATTATAACGGCAGTGATGGCTGCCAAAATAAGAAACGAGCGCGAATCGCGCTGCCTTGGGCCATTCATTATTTCGCCTTTTCGGCCGACAGGGCTTTGTTAACTGTGCCCTCCATGGCCTTGCCGTCAACGTACCCTTGTCCGAAAATATACGTCATCACGATAACCATGGACATCTGTAACGCCTCCCCAATGGCAACATCGTTAGATAGATATTGTGCCACAATGGGCAGAACGGCCGCGACAAGAGCAAACCAGAATTTGCGAGATTTGAGCTTTTCAGGCATATTTTCCTCCACGAAATCTTTTAACATCGTTCGCCATTAAAAAGCAATCGTAGCAATTTCTAATACCATTGATTGAGTGCTGTATAGGTAAGCCTTGTCCACGTTGGATGATGCTCTATTTGTTTGTCAACTAACGCCATCAGATCATTATGGTCTTGAAGTCTTGCTGTTACCTGGCACCCAGCAGACCATTTTCCAACGACCGTTGATTCTCGACCGGCATGGTGCCCGTTAATTCCAAAAATGCCTTCAACTATAGTGCCAGCGTCATAATCCAATACCCGATCACGGTCACCGTCACGATACACTGCAACAGAACCGCACTGAACAAGAGCGCGATGTTTGCCCCGGTGCATACCGACTTTCCACATTCCTCGATATTGTCTATCGCAAACAATGGCTGCGCAACCTTCTACGCGCATAGGATGTTCAAGCCAGTAAATGCCTGGATCAGTGGTCGCCGGCCAATAGGCGACTCGCCACGGTCCATTATCAACTTCTTTATAGGCGCAGCCCATTAAATCATCAAACTGCCCAGCCTTTTTGTTTGGAGATCGAATACCGAACAAATTTAAATTGTATGCGCCGTTCTGAAACACTAAAAGCCCGAGGGCATTTATGCGCTGAAGAACTGGCGGTAGACTGTACTCGCTCAACCGCCACCGCCAATGAAGTCGGAAACAAACGACGCGTCGTTCTGAGCCAATAATGTTCGCCGTTTCATTAAGCGGGCCTCGGAACATCTTTGCTGTTCTTCGTTTGCTTTGTGTAATTTTTCCCGCACTCGTGACAGTTCAATCACGGCCTCGCTTCCCAACAATTGCGCTTCTTGTAGAACCCGGAGAATGTGAGCCTTTTTGTTAGGACTAATCATAAACCACCTCATTCTCTGATTTCTTCTACTAATGTACCAAGCAACGTATTGATTGTCGATAGCCGCCCTTCTACGCGAACTAACGAGTTTTCGTCGGCGCGCTGCGCTGCTTCTACTTTCGTTAGCCGCTCTGTAATTGCGGCGCCTTCGATATGACTTTTGAATTCTGTAATTTTCTGAACTTGTCTTTCAATGGAGCCCATCGTCTTTTCAGTACGATTGCGCGCCGCGCTCATCATTCTTTCTATAGCCAAAGTCACCGACAGCCCAAGCGCCGCATAGGTCGCAATAAGTTCCAGCGGTTGTTCCATATCCTTCTCCCACGCTACCGATACGATTCAATTACCGCCCGCCGTTATGGTGTCTGACCTATCAAAGCTCTGCGCCCCGCCTCCAAGTGTTGCAAAAATAGACCAGACTCGCAGCCCTATGGTACACGAACCCGGCTTAAAGATTAACGTCTCAACCGTAGCAAGCTGATTGTCCCATCCAAAATCTGAATCTGTNATGCGAACATTGTCTCCACGAGACACCCGAAAAAACAGAGCCGGCACTCCATCATATTCAACATAATAAGAGGGCGTTGCCGAGTGGCCAACCAGCCAGTCAAGGACGTATTCAGCAGTGGCCGTTTCGTAAATCCACACTGAATCCATAACATCAGATGGTCGATACCCAACCATGTCTTGACTGGCGCGGCAGATTATAGAATTATTTGCTGTTCGATACGCAACATCTTCATAAATGTCGTCCAATGCGTTGTAGTTAAAACGAAGCGTGAACTCGTTTACTATCTGAGTCTTTGGCGTTTCCTGTACGACTGATGCTCTCGACATTATTGGCGATTGACCAACGATAAAATATGCCGCTATCGTTTCAGTTTGATTTCTGTCAGTTACGACTGGACCATATGATCCATTCTCCCAAGCCATTGAAATCATAGGAAACGAGCCACAAAATTCGCCCTCTATGAATGATATAGTCGATGCCGCATTGCTGCCGCCAGCGTTAACGCAAAGCCGCGATTTGAGATTTTGTAGCTTGCTTTCAGCCCGCGCAAACATCCTTTGATTGATGCCTTGGGATGTGAGAACAGAATATTCGCCGGCTATTTTTCGTATCTGCGCAATGGGGTTTGTTAGATTTTTTGGACCTCCCGACAAATCAGCATACACGCCTTCCGTGAAGTCAAACCACGACGACCCTGATGTAAAGCTAATTGCCGTATAGGGATTCAAGTCTTCATCAACCAATTGCACCTCTGACCACGCATAGATTGCGTGGGTCTTGCCATAATTTGTTCCGTTCACATAGACGTTGTCAATATCGTAGTTATGCCCCTCGCACACCATAACCTTCGGCTGAAGCCCGCCCGATGCTACGCCAGTTACAAATATGCCGGGAACATATGCAAACTCTGAACAAATGAGTTGCATGCGCTCACCAATAGACTCGTCAGGCGCGTCGGGAAACGTGTCTTCACTTACAATNAATGGAGGAAATGTTACGTCTGACGAATCCTTTGGGTCGGTNATACTAAGCTCTACCAATCCTCCATCCGGGGCNAATGTTATTCCGCTATCCATTTCGCCGCGGATAATTATTATTCGCTCATCGTAATTGCCGCCATCATACATCAAACTGATTTCGCCTATTCCCGCAAGCAATCGATTTTGCTTCATAAGTTCGGTCGGGTTCACAAGTTCCGAAGGCAGTTGTATTTGCAGCGTCTTAGCTTCGCTATTTCCCGATCCAAGAGTATAGGTCAGCTTCACGTCGGGCTGCTCCGCCAACAGCGGCTTGAAGTGATATTTTTTTCCGGCAGTATCGGTAACTCGAACATCCTTTGACGCTATTTGAACTANCTGGTCATTTCCGAAAACCAACTCTGCGCACACAGCCATCTGTTCAAGCAATTCGTCTTGTTTGCGATGTGTTGCCCACGCCGAATCGTAAATCCCGANCAGGCCCATATTGCCTGACTGCCAGAACGTGAAAGCGGGATGTGACTTGTAGATATCCGGCATTTTATATTTCTTCTTCGAAGGTAACCGCCATGTCTCCTACTCGTATCCAGCGGCCAAGGTCCGAATCATATTTCCATCCAGCATTATCAAGCGCTGTATCGTCAACGAAGCGACAATAAATCATCTGCGCCGACATGGCGCCATCATCTTGGCATAAAACTATGGGTCTATTGCCGTATTCGGTTATCTCGCGCATTGTGGCACGAAATGAACGACGATAACTGTCGGCATCGCCCTCAACGTTGCCTTGGATGGTGCGCCGTGCCAGCCCGCGCTGATACGATTGACGGGTACCGCTCAGGTTCGTTGTTAGATCGTAATTGCCGGCTTCTGTGTCTGTATGATCCCAAACCATCGGCACTGTCAGTGGCAACGTATGTCCAGCAACAAGCCGTCCTATCTGCCAATAATCATCTTGAGGCTTGCCGGCGGCAACGCGAAGTCGCATAGCGGCCTGAGTTTCGGTTGGAAAAATTCCCATCATGCGGTCGCCATAGATATGAATGGTATCACCGGTCGATATGCCAAACGATGCCATCAATTGGGTCATTCCCGCCATATAGATGTTTCGATCGTGGTTGTCGCTAATTTTGAAAAGCTGATTTGTAGCGCCTGTGCCAACGTCCCATTCTACATATTTGCCAGCAAGCTCATGGTCTTTCCATGAATTTTCGCCCGTCTGAACGCTAATGCCATCAGAGGAAATGGCACCGCTTTGGACCAGGGCTGTATATAGAGTCGCATCGAGAGTTATTCCAGACGGTGACGGGAATGTAGTGTTCACGTCGTATTCAACGCGAACCTTCCGCATGTTTGAGCCAATTAGCGCAACGCCAGAATGTTTGAATTGATTATTATCGTTGTTCGTTGTGGCGTCGAACGTCAGGTCTTGCGCTGCCCCATCATTGCTGCGCCATACCGATTGAGGGCTGTGCGAATTAAGCTGGTTGGCGCCATATTGGTACTGAACATCCATTTCGAACTCATCGCCTTTATAGCCAGCGCCTCCGCCCCATGATGAGTAAATACCCTGCGCCACGTGGCGCTGATTAGTTGATGCTGGCACGCCACGAAGCGTCCATGGATTTTCATAGTAAAGATTTGCCAACGACTCGCCACGCGCCACTATGATATTTTTCAAATAGATCTTATTGTCCGGGCTGCCCGAGCCAGTTCCAACAGTGTTTGCCCCGCCAGTGCCCATGCCAATCTGGAGCCATTGATCTGTAACTGGCGCAAGCGAGGTGGAGTCTACTGTTAGCAGGCCACTATTTGTCCATGCTGTATCCCCTCCGACTGTGCAGTAGCCAAAATTGGCAAACACTTTGTCGCCCGCTGTGGAGATTCCGACATAATCTTGGTATCCAATGCCAAGACGGAACTCTGTCCACTGAGTAAAGTCTTTGCCCGTCGCATGATAAAGCGTTGAGCCTGCCGCTACGTCATACACCGCCGCTTCTGTTGTGGTTAACGCAACAGAAATTTGAAACGTTCCCCCGGCCCCGAAGGTATAAACATCGCCGACAAACACGCCAATCTTGCTTCGGCCCTGATTAGGGCCGCCCGGCAAAGTTGCCGCCGACGTGCTGTCGATTTTCATGGTCCACGCAATTAGTGACCTATCGCCAAGACCGTATCCAGCCGGCGGTGCTGGGGTAGCCGCATAGCTTCGGTCTAAATAATAATAATTCGACAGCCCTGGGCCTGTTTGAATTTCATATCTGTCGGCTTGCCACGAGTTTGCTCCACCCACTCCCGATAGTCGTCGGGTCCAATACGATGAGGCTGGTGTCCAATTTGTAGCCGATGTAGCACCGACGGCGGCTGCGGTTGGCCCGCCCCATTCTACGCGCCATTGATTGCAATCTTCTTCTGCGCCAAACACTGTTCCATCAACCGCTTCGTAAGGTATCCAGAAACAGTTTGTGATGTCATCCGACGACCCATAAAGACGCGAGCGAATTGGTCGCCGGCTGTATTGCATACAATACGTTGCAACGATTCCGGCATAACTGTCATCGTCATCGTAGTCTGTTGCTGTGCTTTTGTGACTATAGGTCGTGTGAGCAAGCATCATACAATCGCCAACCCACCGAAACGCGTTCGCTCCGTTCTTTGGCCGATATGCGGTGTAGCCTTGATTCATAAAACCCGAATGAACGGCCACTCCCGTGGCTGGTGATCCGTCTGTAATTGCTCCGCGACTAAGCCATGCGCCTGTGCTTTCGCCGCTTGTGAGCCGAGGGTCGTTAATGGCGTTGAGCGGTATAAGATATGAAACCCGCCCATCATAGCCACAAACTTCTTCGCCAGCAGCCAAATCAACGTCCGAGGAGATGGCCAGAATATGAACATACGCTGAACCCCGACCAACATACACCGCCTTGACTCCTTTGATGGCTTGATAGAACAAAGGATTAAGAGTGATATGCGTCCAATCTGAATCGCGACTGGCAGTCTCATAGAGCAGGTCGTTGCCGGTTGACCCCCTCACACGAAGAAACATCCCGTCCGATGTTCCAAGTCCACAAATGCCCGACACCTCATATTTTGCAGCGGTGTCTGAACTGGTCGTGTCGAGCCCGTCGGGTTCTTTGGTAATAATTTTCCACGTAGCTCCACCATCGGCCGATACTGCGGTGATTAGCCCGTCCGTCGTGGTGTCTCTAACATACATGGACAGCCGAACCCAATCACCCGACACGTCGGAATTAATGAACTCAATGTACCGATAGCCGCCAAAATACTTCGTGCAAACGTCCTCTACTAACACTTCCCACGTGTCGCCCCCATCGTTGCTTCCCCAAATGTCGAACGTGATATAATCGGGGCCTGTGGTGTCGGTTGGAGCGTAGGGATAGAGAAATCGTAGCGACCCATCGGGGTTCTCCCAGCCGGTCGAATATCTGCACCGCCCAGACGGTTCCTTGGCGGTGTCGAAATTTCGGTATCCACTCAGCGCCGTGGCTGTTGGCCAATAGCTTGACGTCCATGACGTTGGATTGGCAGCGGATACGGAGCGGATTGCCACTTTAAAGCCCGCAAGTCCTGCGCTGTTCTTGAATAATAGAACTCGGTTAAACGCCCGTGAATAGATGATACAGATGTGATAACATTCAGTGGCGTCTGGACTTGCGGTGTCGCCAAATGGCGAATGAACATGCGAAAAGTGCCGATGGTCGTTCATGCCACGCCATTGGTCAGTGGCATCGCTTTCGAAATTCCATGTCCATTCAGCGGTGCCAAATAAGCCGCCCGCCACAACGACCTGATATTGAATTGCTTCTGGATTTGGCTTTGCGTCCGTGGACTCTTCACTCCACTCACTGAAACAGAACGGCATTAGATTGCCGCTGTTATCGGTGTCGGGCGTGGCTGGGCCAGCGTGAGGGCCAGCCTGGCTTGGTAGGTCAGGCGTGCCACCATAGGTTCCAGCCAACAGGTTGCCGTCTAAGAGCCGGTCTTGCAAAAGAATAAATCCGTTCGGTTTCACTGTGCTCATTAGCCGTCCTATGTGCTGCTGCTATTCGCGTATCGTCCACGACTGAATCCTACTGTTGCGCCACTTGCTTTTCGAAGTGATTTTTGCAACTTTGGCGTTCCTCCCCTTGTTCCGGCGACATACAGCACGTCGTCAAGGGTTTTACCTTCCGCCGTGACAGTGACCCGCATAGGGGAAGCAGTGCTGCCCATAGACCCCGCCGCTTGCATTACGGCTGGCCCAAGCCCACTAATGGCGGGCGCATCTAATGACGGGGCGGACGTGCTGCTCATTGCCCGCGCTACGCCTCCCGTCATTGCGCCAAGTATCTGATCGAGCATGTCTTCTTTGTTTTGAGCCGCCACAACATAATCGCCGGGAGCAAATCCAGCCGTCAGGCCACTTGACCCAGCCTGTATCACGCCAGGCGTATCGCCAAACGTCTCCGTCTTTTTCGCTCCAAGCGACACAATCTCTTTGATGAGATCTCGAAAGAACTTGTACATGCCGACGACGAACTGTTTCGCCATTTCTATGCTCGCCAACCCGAGGCCCGGTATCAACTCTACGAAAATGGCCGCTAAGATTTCTGGAATGGCTTCGATTATCATGGCCTGTATTTCCGCCATGGCCACAATTATTGCCGCCATAATTACCGGAATCATTTCCAAGAGAGCGGTTAGGATATCTGGCAATGCGTCTACAAGAGCTGTAATAATTTGCGGAATAAGGTCTACGAGAGCCCCCACAAGATCCGGTAGCAACTCAACAAGTGCCGTGATCAGGATTGGCAATTGTTCAAGAATGGTTGTGATTAGAAGCAAAATGCCATTCAACAACGCCATGACGATTGCGGGGAGATTGTCAATAATGGCGCCAATGATCTTTGGTATGGCATCAACCAACGCCACAATGATTTGATCCAGGGATTCAAAAAGAGTTGTAATGATTCCCGGCAATGCTGCGGCAAGCTGTTGAATAATCTTCGGCAGCGCCGCAATTAAGGCAACGACCGCGTCAGTGAGCATTGTTATGATCAGAGGAAGCGCGTCAAGCAACATTCCAAGCAAGGTCGGTATAGCCGCAATGATGGCGTTTAGAAGTATCGGCAAGCCCTCAACAAGCGCATCCATAATGTCTGGTGCGGCTTTGGCCACGGCGGAAACGATTGGCTCTATATTGTCTGCCACCGTTTGAATAATGGTGACCAGGCCGTCAGCTATAGCGGTAAGCAGGTCTGGAAGCTGGGCAGCCAATTCTTCCATGAGAACAGGTGCCGCCTCAACGAACGCTTGAACCGTCGCAATCGCGCCAGCCATCAATTCTGTCACAAACGTCTGGGCTGCTTCAGCAGCCGTGGCTGGCAAATCTTCTATGCCTTCCAAATATTCTGCGCCCGTGATTTCGCCAGCTTCAAGCTCCGCTTCAAGTGCTGTTAGTTCCTGCATTTGGCCTGATATTTCAGCCACTGCATCGCTTAAATTAAACGCAAAGCCACTTATGGCCGCCAACGTGTCCATCACCCTGCTGAACGCCGCTTGCGCTTGGCCTGCTACACTTATGACTGCTTTAAATCCTGAAACAAGACCCGCTAAGACATTTATTTTACCTTCGTCGGTTTCGTCTTCTGCTGCCTCGGCTTTAACTTTGGCGATAGCGTCAGCGTAGTATTTTTCGACCAGTAGGCGCTCTCTTCCCATATCTTCCGGCAGCATCGCCAACAGTGCATCGCGTTCTTTGGCGAGCTTCACCTCTTCGGACGAATCCTGTTCGACTACTTGCAGAACCTGGCCCGAAAGGCGTTTACGAAGCGCGATACGCTGCTCGTCATGAACTTCGGCCATGGCGAGCCGTTCTTTTTGCGATGCGTATTCTGCATCGGCTATTTCTTCATTGATGCTGGATTCAAGCGCGAGATATTCAGGCATTTGCGCGCGAGTTATGTCAAGCTGTTCCTTGTGCAGTTCTTTCAGGCGAATTGTTTGTTCGCGCCGTTGAACGCCGCCTATTTCCTGTTGCTGTGCGCTCATAAGTTGATGAATTATGCTGCCAGCTTCTTCTTGCGCGCTATACCATTCGCTCGTTCCTTCTTCGTGTGCCGCAATCATTCGGTCTTCGTGATTTCGAGCCTGAAGCAATTCGGCCGAATGTTCACGACGCATACTCTCCAATTTCGTCTCGTCGGCTTTTTTGTTCTCTATATATTGGTCTGACAATTGGCTTTTCAGAGCCTCAAGAGCCTCAACGCCCTCGGTTTCCCGAATGCGGGCCAAGGTCAGAGCCTTATTCATTTCAAGCTCTGTGATTTTCTTATTGTGACCTTTCCATAAAGCTATTTCTTCCGCGAATGTTTCCTCGGCCGCTTTTAATCGGTCTTCCAGGCCCATTTTCCAAACTTTGAAATCATCGCCACCAGCCGCCGCAAGATTGCGTATAGAATCCCGAATTAGCTTGTCGGTCTTTTTGGCGGCTGCGAGCCTGTCTTTTTGCAGCTTTTCCCAGATGCTTTTGCGCTTATCCGCATCGCTTTTTTCAAGCGATATTTTATGCTGCTGGCGCTCTCGCTCAATTGCGGCGCCAGTGTCGCCAATAATGCGCAATTGTCCTTGAAGTTGCGTGTTTAAACGCTCCACTTCTTGTGCGGCGATGGCTTCTTGTCGTACCCAATCTTTCGCCGTATGTCGGCGGGCATCTTGAATGGCGGCCTGAGTTGTTCCATATTCTGCTATCAGGTCTTCGTCTTCGTATTCCACGCCTCCTTCCGCCATGCCGTCTTTAAGCAATTCGCGGGCATGCTCCATGGCGGCTACTCGGTCGCGTATGACCTTGATGTCCTGTTCTTTGAGGGCTATCTGTTTTCGTATTTCATTAGCGTTCGCCTGCAGGGCTTGGCCCATATCTAACGCCGCGTCAGTGCCCTCTTCTTGAGCCAGGCGAGCCGCTGTGGTTGTTGATATAAACGCCGAGTTGCCGTCAATCATTACTTCAACAAGCTGCCCAGCATGGAGCGCGGCTTGTTTCTGTTCCGCGCCCATCTCTCGTACCGTTTCAAGTTCGCGACGATAGATGTTGTTTAGAATCCCCTGTGCGTTCAAACGCATTTCGAGATTGTGCAGCCCTCTATCTGATTCTTCATCGTTGGCCTGCATCATTAGACGCACTGTTTCGTTCGTTGCCTCCACAGCTTTAGCCAAAGCTCGTTGATGTCTCTGGAGCCGC